TAGGCTTAAATGTTTTAATCTGTGAGGAAATTACAGATCAAATTGATGTTCTTGAAAGTCAGCAATCTATTTTAACGGCCACAGGTACATGGCTTGATCGTATTGGTGAGCGTTTTGAGTGCCCGCGCCCTTACGTACCTGATGATATGACTATTTTTTTTGGTTTTCGTGGCAATGGTACAGGCTTTGATCAGAATCCTTTTTTTAATGGATCGCCCGATGGTGTACCGGTTAGTGATGATTTTTACCGCAGTATTATTATAGCTAAGGGTGGCCAACTCATTACAGACGGTACAATTCCTGACATGAACAATATATTACAGTCTGCTTTTGGCAGTGGTAGTTATATTGACTTTGATAATATGAGTATGAGTGTTAGAATTGATGGTGATTTTACTCAATCTCAATTAGCCGTGCTTTTGAGTTCTAATTTTTTCACAAAACCTGCAGGGGTTAGATTGAACGAATTGATAATAGCGCATGAAAGCGGTTTTTTTGGTTTTGCAGGTAGTGGTGGAGTAGGTTTTAATCAATCGCCCTTTGCGGGCATAGTATTTATATAGGTGATATATGACAAGAGATAATGATGCAGTATTATTAAGGAAGTGGGCTGAAACCGGTGATGTTCAGTTACCGTCCGCAGCGGGCTTAAATCGTGCTGAAGGTTGGCCTTTGGCTTATTCCCAAGTGGGTGGCGCGGCACCAGAACGTGAGGTATTTAACCAGCTTTTTAAAGAGGTGTCAGCGGGTATTCTTGAATTAAATACAAGCGGGCCATTTCTTGATTATGATATTAGAGTTGATTACAATCCTGGTGTTATTGTTAAGGGTAGTGATGGTCAATTATATGAAGCCTTAGGGCCTAATGGGCCATCTACTGTAGTTGCTGACCCTGTGACAGATGTTATCTTTTGGGTTGTTTCTCCTTTATCTGGTAATAATGTTTCAAGAATTGGGTTACTTGAATTTTCTATGACGGGTATTGAGCCTCCAGGGTGTATTGAACTTGATGGTTCAGATGTATCACGTACATTATATGATGATTTGTTTGCCCAATACGGTACGTTTTATGGCGCAGGTGATGGTGTTAATACATTTACGTTACCTGATTTTCGTGGATATACTTTGCGTGGATGGGATAATGGTGCTGGTATTGACCCGGATGCGCTACTAAGGCTTAATCGTGGTGATGGTACTACGGGTGATGCTGTTGGAACAAGGCAAATGGATGAATTTGAAAGCCACACACATGCTATCATTAATAGATTAAATTCTGCTTCAGCAGGGCCATTTTTAGCTGGTGAGAATAATGCTACGATTAATCCAGGTAATGGAACCATTAATGCAGGACAAGTTTTAAATTCTGGTGGTAATGAAAGCCGTATGAAAAATATTAATGTTATGATTTGCGCAAGGTTTGAATAAAAGGAAATACTATGAAAATACATAATTATAATACTGATGGAATTTATACCACGACTGTTAAAGCACGCCTTGACCCGTTGGCTACGCGCAAAGAAGGTAAGAAAATCTTTAGGATGCCCGCACGTTCAACAATCGTAAGCTTACCCAAAATAGGTAAAGATGAACGCGCTAAATTCAATTTAGATGATCAAAAATGGGTAGTAGAACCAGTACCTAAAGTCATAGATTATTACCATAAGGAAACAAAAGAATTGCTACAAACGATTGATAGTGATTTTGCCTTGGATAATGGTTATACAGACAAGGTGCCACAAACGAATTATGATGTATTTGATGAAAATGCTGATGATTGGTTTATTGATTATGGTCTCGTGCTATCAGATATAACGTACGCAAAAATAAGTGTTATGGCGTATGAGGTCGGTATTACAATGTTTTCTGCGCAGCAATTAATTGAAATTTCTAATGTCGCCACACTCAATTCAAATGTACAAGAGATTATAGAAAAATCTTTAAGTGCGCGCGATGCGGTTAATTTGGATGATGTTGAAAATATTGAAGATGTTCAAATTAAATTTAATGAAGCTTATCAGGCTTTAGATAATGAAAATGGTGGTTAATAATGTCACGATCATCACGATTACGATCGCGTATACAGTATGACGGTTTTATAATTGAGGTTGGTGCCGATTTTAGAAATAGATTGCGCATATCTGATCCTGCGCGTCCTAACCCTGATTACCCTGATAATTCACCATTTAAATTTTTACCCATGATGATTGATAATGTGGGCTTTCAGATGGATATTAGAAAACAGCCTTTTCAAACGGCGGATTTAATTCATAGTCTATCCACATCTAATGGCGGCATTATCAAAGAACCTGATTATAGTGATTCGCCAACAAACACCGTACTTAATCCTTTGCAAGGATGGATAGAACTTTTTATAGATCATAACATTACAGGTGATGATACTACGGATGATTCAATTGCCAGCAATATTGGTGCGGCTCATTATGACTTATTTTTCATACCTAATAACATAATTGAAGATAGGCTTAAAATTATGAAAGGCAGTATTTCTATTGAAGATTCTGTAACACAGGTTAATTAGATGGCTAATAATGCAATTGTCACAACCGTTGAAGTCGATGGCCCAATTGTATCTGTAGTGGGCGATACAGCTATATGCGTTGAGGTATTGCCTAACGTTACAATAAATAATAATGCCGTTTCTGAAATTGATGATGAAAACATATCCCAAGATAGCACTTATTCATCTTTTAAAATTGAAGATCGCATCGAGGAAGAAATAGGTGATGATGACTTTAATTTTGTGCTATTATTTGAAAATCAATTATCCCAATAAGGAGTGAATTATGACATTAGAGAATAGAGTAAGAGATTTAGCAATTCGTATTGCTACAGAAATTAACACAAATTCTGGGCTTGCGGGCGATTTGGCATCGCTAGCGACAACAGATAAAACAACGCTTGTGGCGGCTATTAATGAGGTTCTAACTGTGGCAGGTAGTGCCGCTGTTATTAACGATACTGTACCATCATTAACGACAACTTATTCAGGTACTAAAATTGATGCTGAAATTTCACAAGCGGTGGCTGATTTAGTTGATAGTGCGCCTGGTTTACTCGATACATTGGGTGAGTTGGCAACGGCGTTACAAGGTAATGATGCTGATATCGCAGGGATATTAACCGCCCAATCTTTACGTGTACGTGTTGATACGGCCGCTCAAGGATTAAGCGCGGCTCAAATGGGTAACGCACGTACAAATATTGATGCTGTTGGCGCAGGTGATATTGGTGATTTTGATCGTGATTTCGTGGCAGACTTTGAGGGTGCCTTAACATAAATAGGGCTTTAAATGTCAATTCAAACACGCATAACCGCTTTAGCGCAACGCGTAGCACAGCAATTTAACGGGCTTGACACAAATGGTGTTGGCAATGCATCGGGTGTTGTAGGTACTAGTTCTACAGACGCGCTTGATAAGCTTAATCAGCATATTATTGAATTGTCTATGTTCACTGAAGTTGTTGGTGGTCAATATTTATTAGACCCGAATGAATTTAATGGTCCGGGTGTTATTGGTTTAATTGATCAAAGCCATACACAAGACTTATCTAATGTTGGTGCCACAGCCATCACAAGAAACGCTGGTGGTTTTGTTTTTCCGTATGATGTTAAACTGTTAGGATTTAAGGCAGATCATAAAAATAATAATGCCGCTGCTCAAGCATGGGGCTGGCGTTTTGGTACGCAAGACAAATTGGCTGTTGATGATGGTAATGTAAATAATACGAAAATTGATGAAATTATTTATAGAGAATGTGTTGGTGTTGGTGCCACAGCTATTGCACCAAGAGATTATGGAAGTAATGGAAGTGCGGAGACTAATATTGACTTTGAAGCGGTTACTGGTGGTGAAGTTATAATTACGGCTGATAAAGTTTTTAACTTTGGTATTGAAGCACCAACGGCCGATGGAACGAATAGATTCGTTCAAGTTATGGCAGGTTATTTTTTCTTTCAAAGGGTATTAACCCCATAGTCAAGCATTAAAAAATAAAACCAATATAGAAATTTATGTAGATATAAGGTAATATAATAATGAAAAATCAATCAGATAGCATTCAGGATAAAAGAATAAATATGTTAAGTATGGATAGAAAAGTTACCTTTGCACATATTATTGCCCTATTAATCCATGGTGGCGGTCTTATCTGGTATATTTCAGGAATAGCGCATGATGTTAGTTTAAATACAAAAGCACGTGTTGAGGTAGCTAATATTATTATGAAAGTGGAAATGCACGATGAATTTATTAAACAGAATGAAGGCGTTGCTAAAGAGGTTGCAGTTATTAATGAGCGGACAAAGCACATGGCAAGTGCAATCCAAGAAATTAAACTCGGAATCAGTAAAAATTAATCACAAAATGACAATGCCATCTAAATCTATAATTGTTGGCGGTGGTCTGATAACAGCCATATCAGTGACGATGGGTGTTTTCTTAAGCATGACCGTTAATGTTGGCATGTCAGAAACATCAAAATTTGAAGGTACCGTATTAAAAAATTATTATGACAGTGTTGGTGTGCAAACGTGGTGTACTGGCGAAACGCAGGTAGGCTATAAGCCCGATGGTTCTTATGACCATGCGTATTGTCAGGCATTGTTTTTCAAAAGCTATAATAATTATAATGGTCAACTTTATAGTTGTTATAACGATACAGCATTATCAAAATTAACAGCACCTATGCACGCGGCCTTTGTCGATGTTTATTACAATACAGGAAAGCGATGTAATACGGGCATGATTCTCAATATGAATAAGGGGCAACCAAAACAAGCATGTGACTTTATATTAAAATACAAGTATGCTGGTGGTAAGGATTGTTCAGACCCACGCAATAGAACTTGTCGTGGGGTATGGAATAGGCGGTTAAAAATGCATAAGCTATGTTTGACCGGTTTAATTAAATAAGAAAGGAATATATTATGTCAGATACAGATAAGAAGCCGTGGTTTCAATCAGCAACCATTATTGGTATTTTTGTGGCGGCTGCACCAACTATTGCAGGTATTTTTGGTTTTAACATTGATAGTGCTACTAATTTAGAAATTGGTGATATTCTTACAATGGGTGCTGAAGCAATTGAGGATTTAATTACTCTTGGTGGTTCGCTATTGGCTATTTATGGCCGCATACGTGCGACTAAAGGTATTACGGCTGTTTAATGTGGTTACCAATTTTAAGAGCGTTGGCCGTGTTTGTTGGCATATTTGCCAAGTACATGGTTGATAAACAGCACTTAAAAATTGATGAATATAAGGAAATAGCATTATCACATGAGGATTTATTGGAAAAAATTAACCTTGCGCATAGTGCCCGTCATAGCGTTAAGCATGATGATGACAGCGTGCGCATGGACAAATACAACCGCAGGAATAAAAAAGATGATCGTACATGATCGTTGCATACCTTGCGTGTCATTAAATCCAATTACATTTGATGATCGTGTTGATAGTGATGAAACCATTAAGCAAACGCGTGAATATAACGCTATATATGATGTGTTATGCCCTATTGAGATAAAAGAAACCCCTGTAAATTAATACAGGGGTTTTAGTTTGTTGGGAGGGTCCAACTTTGCGAAAAATATAATCTAATATTAGCATGAATGCCGTAATTTTCAATTTTTTTTTACGTGAAGCTTTTTTCATTTGCGTATGCATGTTATCATTATATGTTTTTTAGGAAGGACACAGCATGAGTGCCACAAACGATGTAGTAGTTACTAAAGACTGGACGGAAGTTTATGTAGGGCCGACAGATACTTGCATAGCGGTGGAAGCTTTTGGCCCTGATGTTATTTTAAGAATAAGCGATGCACCACCACCACAATCATTATATACAGGTCATGTATTAAATACTGAAGGAGGTCGTGAACCGGTTACGTTAGGCGCAACAGGTATATTATATGCCAGAACACATGAGAATAGTAAACGCGCAGATTATGACGTAAAATCAACAGTCATTGTTACGGGAGATTCAGATATGGGAACAATAGGTGCGGGTGCTGGCGGCGGTAGTGCGGCAAATGCAGGGGCGGCCGATATGGTGCCAGAACTTGATGAAAACGGCGCACCCTTAGGTACAGTGGGTACAATTCAAATTATTAGAAATGGTGATAATTCACCAGGTGGTGAGAATATTCTTGTCACAACATCAACAGGGGAAACCATAATACGATGAAAAACTTAAAATCTTACTTGTTGGCTTTTTTATCCCTTGCGCTTGTTAGTGCGGGTGTTACGGCAATTGCACAGGAACGTGTTAATAGCGTCACGGGCGCACCTGAAATTCAAAATAATCCCACACTTGGTTATCAAATTGATTACGATAAATTAATTAATGATGAATTATTAGATGAAGATGATTTAACGTCTGATAGCGATACGCAGGGCGCGACACAGCAATCAATAAAGGCTTATGTTGATGCTTCTGTTTCAGATTGGGAAGCCACTGACTTCACAACAGCCACGGCAACATTTGATGTTAGTCCTGATAATTTATACCGTAACAATAATGGTGGTGCTACAACATGGAATATTTCAAGTGGTGCTGACTTAACGGATGGTGACAGATTTATCATAGATAACCAATCCGCAAATATATTAACGCTTAATCACCCTCTCTTGTATGATGCAAATATAAATACAGTCGGTGTTCTAACCACTCTTGCCGTTCCTGCATATTCAACTTATACATTCTCAACAATGACGGGTGGTGCATTAAAGCTTGTTTCTACACATGGGATTGTTGACGACTCAACATACTTTGCTCCTACTTTAAATTTTTCCACTGATAATTTTAGTGGCTCTGTTTCAAACAATGGTACAGCAGTAAATCAAGAATATACTTTCACACCTGATACGGCTGGATTTTATATTTTACGATTAAGAGCGGACACAGTTGTTGGCAATGGTTGGGTGCGAGTTGGTACAACTGGCGGAAGTTCTTTTGATGTTTTTGATGGTGCGGCACCAACAGCTCAACGACTTTTTCCAACTGAATTAGATAAAACTTATCTTGTGGAAGTTGAAGAAGATGAACTTGTCCCTCTTACAATTACAATCGGTGCTGGTGGTGGTAGTTCCGCAACTGGAATTTATCACTATTTCGGACATCCAGCATTTGAAGAGGAAGGTGATGTTGTAGATGAACGCTTTGTCACAGGAACGGTTTTTAACCCAACAATAACAGCAGGACTTAATCCTGAAACCACTGTCTTTAAGTTAGAAAATATTGGTGTTGATACTCTTGAAATACAAGGTTTAAGTTCTGGTGAGTATTTCTTGCCAGTGGGTGAAATAGTTATTTTACGCCGTGAGACAGGCTCAAATATTTTATATGCAAGTCGTACAAGACCAGAGGAACAACCAGACCTTGCATCTTTAGAAAGTTTAGGTTCAAAGCTTCACGCCGTTTATTCCCCTTCGATTGCTGGCTTTGAAGATTTAACCGTTAATGATCGTGATTTGACAACTTCACTTGGTACAGTGGCGCAAGATGCTGACGGAAACCTAGTGTTTTCAAATGGCGATAGATTAGATATTGATACAAACGGTGATGGTTCAGGACTTTGGATTTACGCACGTGTTTCCGTTAATGATGCAGGCGGACATTTTTCTGTATTTGGTAACACAACAAGCTTTTTACCACTAGCTCAAAACGGCAGTCCTGATGCAAACGTCATAAGATTAAACAACGTATCTAATACTATTGATTTTTCTATTGATGGTGTTGACGAAACAAACTTTGCTAATAGAAACCAAGTTTATGACGCTATGAATGGTTTAGGTTTTGTAACGCTTGGGGTTGAAAATATACCAAATGGCACGACTTTAAGCATTGGCGATCATCCACAAAATAACAATTTTGATTTTGATGCTGGTATTCTTGGTGGGATGGTTATTCTTAATGAAGCACCAACCGATGAAGAATTAGAGATAATTAATTACAATCTCGAAAACGGTATTAATGTTCTTAGTGTTCCAAATCAAGCAACTATAGATTCAACGAAAATAGCCGATGGTGTAATGATTGATGCCGCCCCTGCTTGGGAAGGTTCTTTCGTTTTGTCTAACTCTCAATCGGGAGTTATAAATACTGGCGTTAATTTAGATGAAGTTGATGAAATTATAGTTAGCTTTAGCCGTAATGTTAATGCGGACGGTTCTAATTTATGGGCGGCACCAACCAAAACCATAAGAATAGAAGACATTATTTTAAACGTTCCGCAAGGCGTTTTAATAACTCATTTTGATAACCAATTCTTGGCTATAGCAAACATGACAACCACGCAAAAAACGGCTGGAGATATTCCTTTTCAAGCCAACTCTGGCAGTACTACATTTGGTTACGAAGTTAATCGCATTGAGTTTAAAAAACGAGCTGTAGGCGTTTCAAGCGATGTTGGTCAAATTATTGTAAAGCCGTCAACATTCTTTACCGATGATGATGATGCTATTGCACAAGGCTTTTTACCTCTTAAAGATATAACAGTTCCTAACGGTGCGATTGATTATCCTATAGTTGCGCAAGGCGCGCCATTCCTTGTTAGTGGCAATGACTTGGTTGTTACGTCTGAATGGGCTGGGATTGTTATTCGTAACCTTGGTGGTTTAGCTGGTGCGGAGGGTGTCTTCCAAGCTGATGCTACAGCCCCTAATGGCTTGAATGTCGTTTCAAGATTTAATAGACAAGAAAACACCCCCACGGGTGGTGGCGCATTTAGACTTACTGGAACAGGAAGTGAAATAAATGTGAATGGTGTCATAACAGGTGACAATGAAACACGTATGGCCAACATGGCTTTTCAATATTATATGATTTTGGATAGCTACCATGAGATTGAGGCTACGCCAACTTTTGAAGCGCAAGATTTATTGAGAGAAGTCCGAATAGAGAGTGTTACTCCTGCTTCATTTACAACCAATGCGCCTTTTGAATTTGATGATATAACTCCTCATTCCGATACATTTCAAGAGTTATTTTTTGAAGGTACTAATAACAGAACGCTTGTTGTTCCTGCTGGGTATGATTTAGACCTTGAGGCAGATATAGCAATATTAAATAAGACTTCTAATGGGGGAATGAATATTGGCTGGTATGATGTGGATAATGCCATTAATATTGGAACGGTTGGGCATGGGATAAACACAAACCATTCAAGTGTTCTTGATAGGGATGGGGTGGCATATTATTACGAGAGAACTACCACAGAAAGACGATTTGAATTAAGATTAACGGACGCAAGTTCTACCAATTCTCTTACAGTTAACGCTAAAATTAATGGTTCTAAAGTTCAAAAAGAAGTTGTTAATCCTGATCTTGCAGAAATTACAGTGCCAACTTATTTTTATGGTCATATTGAAGATGGAAGCGGTGATACGTCTGTTTCTAATAATGATACTTTAGAAATTGACCTTATTAATATATCTAAAAACCCTGAAAACTTTACTTTCATTACGACTGGTTTGACGTATGCAACACCTACGGGTGGTACAGCTACAGGTGCAATCTCAAGAGCCTTAAAAGTACCTGCAACCATTACAGACGTTAGAAATGTTATCTTTGAATTTTACGGTGAGTTTGAGCCTGAAACAACTGGTGATGAAAGCTTTAGCGTTGAAATGTATAAAAACGGTCAGTATGTAACCAAAGCCAACGCGGTTGCGGATGCTGATAGCGGATCAACTACAATTAGTTTTAAAGACTACACCACGCTTACAGGCGGTGATGAATTTGCGTTTAAAGCGATTAATATTGATGATAATGATGACCAAGAGGGCATTAATTATCTAATTGATATTCAGCCTGAAATTGAAGGAACTTTAATACTTCCCGATAGTGTTCCAGTTGATAACACAGGTGCGACAACAGGTGACACCCTAGTATGGGATGGCGCAGTGGCATTAGAAAGTAGTAATACATCTGATTTGCAGATTACGGCACCAATAAACGGTACTATTTCTTCATTTTTCTTAACTTTAGTCAATAGCGCGGCAACATCTAAAACACTTGCTTTAGCACCAGCGGCTGGCTTGGGTGGAAATACAATTACCGCACAAGGCCCGATACCGGCTAATAGTACGGCGGTTATTGAATATGTATTTGGTACGCCTGTGTCTGTCACAGCTGGTATGGTCTTGGCGATAAACCCTAGTAATGATGTTGATATTAGCTTCATACAGGTTGCCTCATCAAACGGATTTAATTTTACATTTGGTCAAACTGGAAATGCTGCATCTGCCTATGATGATGGTTACGATATTGGAACGCAACAGAACGTAAAAACTTTTTCTGATGGTAGTATTATTGCTGTTGAGGATGGTACCAACGTCACAACCAATTTACCAAATGGTGTGCCCGCGACTTGGAGTATTTGCGCGCCATCAATGAGTGTTGATTCTACAATTCTAACGGCTGACCTTATTCAGGATGCTAATAGAACGCAAGATTTTGGTAATTTCACAACTGATTGGAATAATTTAGGTAATCTAAATATAAATCTAAACGGTTTATACAATCGAGATGCTGTTGTATCTCTTGGATTTGATAATTTCACCACAAGTGAAGAACAGCGCGCAACATCTATTATTAAAGAACTTACAACCACCAGCCCTGTTGGTGTGGGTGCTGAATTACGCTTTGATGGTAATGTTGCACAGTTAGCAGGTACAATTGCCGGCAATGAAGCGTTTTTCAAAGTTGATAATGCTGGTAATCCTTTATTTTTAGGTGAAGCAACCGCGTTTATTAAAACCAGACAGGTTGAGCAAGGCAATGCTTTGGTTGGTCAGGTTCTTACTTTGACAAATGCCACAACTGGTGAGATAGAATATACAACTGTTACTGGTGGTTCATCTGTTACCGTTGAAGATTTATTAACATCAACAAGCGCAACAAATGCTTTATCTGCAAATCAAGGTAACGTGTTGGATGGTCGTGTTACAACTAACACAGCCACCGGCGTAACCAATGCTGCGGCGGCCGCCACTAACGCAACAAACATTGTAAGTATTGATAGTGAAGTTAATGCTATTGACCTGAATTTGGTCACTGGTGATATCCTAAGATTTACAGATAACGATGGGGTTGATAAAGATATAGATTTAAGCACCTATCTTGATGATACAAATTTGGCAAGAATTACTGGTGTTGCTATAGATGCGGCAAATCTTGTTACGTTCACACGTGATGATGCCACGACTGTTTCATTAAACCTTTCTAATTTGGCTAATAATTTTGCAACGGTAGTACCACCACCGTCTGATGATGCCACTGGTGCCGTAGGAACATCTACGGATATTGCACGCGCAGATCATAAACATGCGGCGCAATTACCATCAAGTGATGCAAATAACCTAATAACTGTGGGTAGTGATGACCTTCATTCTTTATCCACTACAAATGCACCAGCGGCTGGTCAGGTCCTAAGTTCAAACGGTGATGGTACATTCTCTTGGGTTACGGTCAATATAGTACCACCGCCACCATCTATAACAACACCGGCACAATTACCTACAGATCAAGTATATGAAGCTGGTGACGCCTATGTTATTGCGGTTACGCAACCTGTTCTTTCTGGTGCCACACCAGCAACCATAGAATTTAGATACGAAGTTGACCCCGAAAGGGATGGCACATTTGTTGTTGAAGGTGGTTTCTTGACTGCTGTGCCAACCAATGCCCCTGCGACAACTGGCACGGTTGATGGTGATATAAGGCTAGAAACAATTGTTGATAGAGGATTGCCAACAGAAGTTCGGGCTTATTCTAATGTTATTACGATAAATGCTTCGGTTTTCGATTTTGCAACAGATGCGCCTTTTTTACAAGGAGCTTGGGATATTCAAGACACAGCCGCCAATACATTTCAAACATTTGAGCATGACTTTAATCCTGCTGATGTTGACGCAACAAACAATACTATTGATTTTGGTGGCGATATAAATTTTGGTAATCCAAACGGGTCTGTTACTTCACCTATTGTTGGAGTACCTGTAAGAATAAGAACAACAGGTACGTTACCTTCTGGCATTATGCCTGATACGGATTATTTAGTTAAAGATGTTTCACCTGATATATATAGATTATTTAAGATTTCTGATGATTCAGATAGGGCAAATCTCGACAGAGTATCGCCAACTGAAATCATATTCCCGTCACAGGGATTTTTACAAGATAATTTGGAAATAGACCTGACAGATGCAGGTACAGGGGTTCATACATTATACACAGGCGAGTTAATGTCTTCTTGGGATGATAGCATTAATGGCTATTCAATAACTTCGGTTTCTCCAACCGATAAAAATACTTTTATGGACATTCAACAAGATGCAAATGGTAAATATATTAATCTTGAGACAAAATTTACTCCTCCAAGCGAAGGTAGAGATGACCGTGGTGGTCGTTATATCCTAGGCACATCGGCACAAAACCTTGCTTTGAAACAAGAAGTTGAAAATAAAAATACGTTGATACAAGGTTTTGTTGGAAGTTTCCAAGACTATAGTATTTTTGGAGAAGAAAGACGAGCCATAAATACAGCAACATCTCAAATTAATATTTCTACAAACACTCTATCCTTTTCAGTTTCGCAACCATTTTTTGTCACAGGTTCTAAGGTAGAATTAAAACCTGATGCAGGTTCGACATTGCCGACAGGGTTGTCACAAGGTGTAATTTATTATGCAATAAAAGATTCAACAACGTCATTACAACTTGCCGCAAGTGAAGCTGATGCAACGGCTGGTACTGCAATAGATATTACAGGGTCAGGAAGCGGAGTATTTTCTCTTATCCTGACTGAATTTGTAAATGACCGTGATAATTGGGGATTCTTATTTGAGCAGAGTTATCCAGATGACAGTAGGGAAAGCTTCGTAGTTGGTATGGGTACTGACGCCGCATTTAATGCTGGTGTTTATCGTTTAAATAGTTCGTCTTTGGTTTCTGTTTCGGGTGGATTCAATGGTCGATGGAATCAATTGGGAACATTGCCTGATTATTCGCGAGTTTATGTTTACATGCCTAGAGATGCCGTGCTAACAAAAGATGATGGTACACCATTTGAAACTGGATTTTATTATGTTGGTGGAGGCACAGGTTCAGCTCCGCATGGTTTGTATGAAACATTAGCAGATGCGCAAACAGACAACTTTGCAAATTCTATTAAGTTTAATGGGGTTCAGGGTGTTGGGTCTGCTAAAATAATGTCTATTGACTCACAGCAACAATTTATCGCGGTAGACCAATCAACCCAAAATGCTTCTGAATTTCCTTATATTAATTTGGATGAAGAGCATGTGTTTACATGGGTTGGTAGATATAATGATCCAGCCGCCTCATTTAGAGAAGTTGATTTCTATATTGACGGTGTATTGCAAGACACGTTGGTCACAAACATTGCTAAATCAGCAACGCCAGCTAGTAATGGGGTAAATAGCAGTTTAGGGGTTATGTTCAATTCCAGTGTCCCGCACGTTACTCTTAACGCAAAAATGCGTCACTTCTTCTGGGGAGGAACAAACGACCATTTAGGGGCGGCTGATATTGCGCCGTTAAATGATGAATTAAAATCAAAGTTTGGAATAAATTAATCTATTCAGGTTGCTTGAATAACAAACTCTATTTTAAGGTATAATAAATGAAAAGCTTGTAAGAGTCACAGCAAGTTAAGGTAAACTTGTTTAGATTGTTTGAGTAAGGGAAAAGATATTCCGTTAAAGGATGAATTAAAAGATAAGTAATGCGCCAGACAATCTTTTTTAAAGAGTCTGGCGCATTTTATTCCTAATTATATATTTTACTCCAATTCAAATTATCCAATTTATTTAGT